GTGCGCAATTTCGGCAGCCTTGGCGGCCTGAGTGGTTTCAATGAAAGACCGCGCCCCGGAGCGGGCAAAGTCCGCCAGGGCAGGGCGGGCCTCCGCCGCGAACCGATCCGGCGCATATTTGGTGTGGCGAATGCGGATTTCCTGAAAGTCCTGAATCCCGGTCAGCAGGCGATTGTTGCAAACCCCGCGCAGATAGAACCCCGCGATGCCCGCAGTCTTCGAGCCAACCTCAGAATTCCACGCGTAAAACCCCTTGAAGACTAGATCAGGCTCGCCGCTGGGCAGGCGCCCCACCTCGATCGGGTTGCGATCGTCCACGAGGAACACAAAAACGTCACGGTCCGAGGCGAAAAGGGAAGTGCTTTCCAGCGTCACCGGGGCCTCCGGGTCATATGTCATGCGCTCCCCGTTCCAGTTCAGCAAGCGCCCTGGGATTTTCCAGCGGCCACCCGATTCCTCCACCAGTCGCTGAATCGGTTCGAGCAGTTCCAAGTCCTGAATCCGCCCATAGTCCGGGCCGGTCATGGCGCGCAGGTGAGTGCCCGCAGGGCCCGCGTAAGCCTTCACTTGCTCACGGCTGCGATTGTGGCGCAGCCCCCACTGGATGCAGTCGGCAGCCAGGGGCGCAGGTAGATCGCGGAGGTAGGCCGCAGGGGCGCCAGAAAGCTGGGCAAGCTGGCCCAGGCTCCAGTGCGTGGGACGGCGCAGGCCTTCCCCGTTCCCGTCGCCGTAGCTGACCATGACGCTGCCGTGGCGAGGGTTGTTTTCATCAATGTCCCCGATCACTTCCAGATCGTGAGTGTCCACGATGCTGCTCCGCAGGTTTTGCGAATCGCTGCGCTTGAAATCGATCATTTCCTGCAGGGACAGGAACCGCTCGTCCATCGGGCGGGTATGCCACTCAGTGGCAATGCGGGAGGAAATCTGGCCGGTTTGGGTTCCGGCGACGGTGAAAGGCGCGTGAAAGACGTTGCTCATGATGATCACTCCAAAAGTTGAGGGCGGGCCTCCCCGTGAGGCCCATGCGAATCCTCTCACCATTTCCCATAGGGGTGCAACTGTTTTTCCAAAAATAAAAAAGGCGCCCGTAGGCGCCCTGGTCTAGCGGTGGCGATGCCTTCGCCTCACGGGACGGCGACGGGCCTTCTCGACGGCCTCTTTCCCGAACAACAGCGAAGCAAGCCAGTTAAGTAAAAACATTCGGGGGCGTCCTCCTAAGAATGGGTGTAGCCATCGGACTCAATCCCAAGCCACATCCCGCACCACTGAACCATGGCGCACCCCGGGCCAGGAAGAACCGTTGCGCGAAACTGACGATAAGTCATGCCTTGGGAATCTTGGGACCACTTACGGTGCAGCGCGCCGCGCTGCGCTTTATTCAAAATAACCATATCCTTCTCCCAGTCAGGCCGCCCCGTGCGGCCACATTTGAGACTTTATGCGATCACATGGGACTGATCAACCCCCAAAGCTCAGCCCAGTCGAAGGGATACGTCCAGTAGAGCGCGGGCTCGACATGGAGCCCATTCATCCGAACGTCCAGGGCCTGCCCGCCCCGGTACAGGAACAGCTCGCTGGTCTCCCGGTTCTCGTGAGTGTGCAGCCGCCGGACCAACAACCAGACGCTGGCCCGCTTGTGCGCGGTCAGGAACGCCACTTGATGGGGCCGCAGTTCCACGATTGCCGTGCCCGTGTGCTTCAACTCGATCAAATGGAAGTTCCCGGCCTCATCGCAAGCCATGACGTCCGGCACGCCGGGGGTCGCCCACGTCTCCAGCCTCGTCAGACTGATCCCCGGCCTCTCCTTCTTCGTCCCATCCCTCAGATTCTTCCAGAGTTGTCTCTCCCTCAGACCCACCTTCTGGGGACTGATGCGCGTGTCCACTAGAGGGAGCGGCGAGTCTTCTGTCCGCTGCATCGTGTGCCTCGCTGGCTTCTTCCGCTTCCGGGGTGACGTCGATGATGTTTCCTTGGGCACGTTTGATCTCCTCTAAAGCTTTGAGTACGTCTTCCTTGCTCATGCTGTCGATGCTGCCGTGGCGCACTTCAGACTTGTTGATGTAAATGTCCCCATGCGCTTGCCCGCGCCGGTATTCCGCCTGAACGGCGGCGCTGTAAGCGCCATTCTCCAAAGCTCGGTCGCGGATGACTTGCAAGTCGCGCAGGTGCCTCTCATAGGTGACCCCGAATTTGGCGTCTAATTCGCTCCTGAGCGCGTTTATCCGGGCGACCACGTTGGGGTGCTTCCTGGGGTCTGTCAGCTCGTAGGCGCGCTGTGCGGCGCTCTCAGCGGCATATCCAGCATTCTCCGCCGCTTCCCGCTTCGTAATCATGCCGTCCTTCAGAACAAACTCCCGCACAAAGGCCTCCTGGCGGGGGGTCAGAGGGCTGCTCTCGGTGAGCTTTTTCCGGCCTCGGGTCTCCACCCTGGTCAATTTTTGATCAGATCGGGCGTTTCTGTTCATAAAAAAAACTAGCTCCCTAAAATCGTGGTCTAATGAAATCAAGGACTTACGTCGTCCAGTTACGCAAACTAGGGCGTATTTTTTTACGGGTAACCAAAAATGTGGTCTTCGACCTCTTCCTAAATGTCTGATTTATATATAGAAACAACAAAGGTTACAAAATTAACAGCAGTAACGACCCCCGAGACGCACATAGGTGTAGTTCTTGTTGAGTTCTATATAAGGAAAAAGGCTTTTAAGCTCCTGAACCCCGGTGCCCTGGCCCAAGGGCCGTGAGCCGCGATTGGTTCTTCCGCACCCGTATGGGCTCAAGCCTTTTCTTGACCCGCTTCCCCCGCTTCTGCTTCGGCTCTGTGACCCGTGGATCGCGATGCAGCTCTTCGATCCTTTGCTTGATGTTTTCGGTGGGGTCGCCGTCTGGTGGCGGCAGGTGGATGTAGTCGCTGACGTCTTCCCCGAATTCCCCAGACGGGTGTCCGAGGTCGGTGCGGATGTCGTAATAGTCGTCGATGAGTTTGGCGAGGGCGAATGCTTTTTGGAGCGTGGGCCACGGGCCTTCCCCGTCGATGTAGCTGGCGCGCTGAAGCACCCAGGACCGGGAGACGGAGATATTTTCCCGTCGGGTGAGGGTGCGGATGATGTCTTCGGGCGGGTTGAGTTCGAGCATGGCTTTGGTGCCTTGCTTGAGGTAGTCGCATAGTTCGTCGGCGGAAGAAAAGGAAGTGTATTTCATGGCGGCCTCCTGTTTAGTTTTATAAAAATAACAAAAGCCGCCCCTAAAGCAAAGACCCCCGATCCGTGGGCCGGGGGCCGCGCATTGTTCCACGTGGAACACCCACCTTCCTCTGGTCATCCCGTGCTAGACTCCTGCCCGCCGCGCCCCGGGGAGGTTCCCGCCCGTTGCCCCCTGGGTGCTGCGGCACCCCTAGTCCATGGTGCCGAGGGCCGTGGTCCGCGGCTCGGGGAGCGGGTCATCCATCTCGTCGATTACTTTCTGAAACTCCTCGTCTTCGAGCAGTTCGATAAGCCTGTCGAGATACCAGCGTGCTTTGCGGGGGTCGCAGCTTGGGTCGTTGGGGTGCTTGTCCCGGTATCTCCAGAGGTACTTGATGACGTTGGCGACGCAGACTGCCTCGAGGCCGCGCTTGTCTTCGACGGCGGCGGTGATGACTTCGATGCACTCAAGGTTGCCGCGCTGGTAGTGGGGCGGGTGGTTGATGGGGTCGTCAATCATGGCGTGTGGCCTTTTTGAGCAGGGTGTTGAGCGCGGCGTTGAGGTCTGTTTCTGTCTCGATCACGAAGACGTCTGATACTTGCTGGGTGCCTTCTTGGACCGTGAGCCGAAAGGCGTGGGCTCCGTATCCTGGGGCGTACTCGACGTCGGCGCCGCAGTGCTTTGCTGATCTTCTGAGCGTGTCGCCCATGCTGCCGTATGAGTTCATGCTGATACTCCTTGGGTCCGTCATGGCTAAATGAGTTTGTATGGTGCGGGCGATCTCGGCGGGGCTCATCACTCACGCTCAACCGCGTCTTGCAGGGCTTCGTAAATCTGCTTTTTCTTTGCTCGCAGGCGATCTGTCTCCTGCACAAACTGCCATTCGCGTCCGCTGATTTTGCCCTTGATGCTGCCGTCAACATCGCCCCTGACGCTGCCTTTAACGTCGTCCCAGACATCGCCCCAGACGCGGCCTTTGACGTTGCCTTGAATGTCGCCTTCGATGTTGTCTTTGACATTGCCCCAAATGCTGCCGCAGACGTCGCCTTTGACCTTACCCCGCACGCTGCCGTTGACGTTGCCGTTGACGGTTTTGACAAACAAATCACCATCTTCATCGCGCCCAAACTCGACGAGCTTTAGCACCTCTTCCATCGTCGGTTCTTTCATCACTCACTCTCCAAAAGTTTTAATACAGAAAGTCTGGTTTGTTCTCCAGTAGGCCCAGTAACCACAACAGATGGATTGTTAGGATTTACTTTGAACGCAATACCTTCGTAAGCCTCGCCTGATGCTTCGACCACTACCTGCCATTCCCCCACAACATCAAAACTATATAACTCAGTGCTCATCACTCACTCTCCTCTCAGGTCAGATATAGCTGATCTTCATGCGTTGTTAGGGACGGCTTTAGCTGCCCTTTGCTTTTGCGATAGCGGCGCGGGCTTGATCCATAGCCTCTAACCACTGCTCGTGCGTCCCCTGACCTGTACTTGTCTCAAGCAAGTTTTCCAACGCCTCCAATAGATCAGGCGCCGCAGCGGCTAATCGGAGGGCTTTTTTAACGCCGGGCATCGACTCCGCATCGACGTAATAGCGCTCGTCTTCTAAAGCAATCTTCCAGCTCATCACTCACTCTCCCTTGAATCGGCCTCCAAGGCTTTCAGCTCGGCGCTCAGCTCCACGATCCGCCGGACGTCCTCGTAGTACGGGGTGCCGTCGGCGTAAGGCAGCGCGGCGCTCAGGCTTTCGATCTCCGCCTTGAGCGAAGCGATTTGCTCTTCTTTCGTCTGATCCATCAAAAGTCTCCTTTGAAGGCTATGGGTCGGTCTCAGGAACACGTTGGTCTGAAGCCACTGGGCCCAAATACTCTATGACTTTCAATAACTTATCCGCGGAAGCAACAATCTCCGCAGCAACCTCTGGGCCGCTTCTAAGAGGGTAGACGTCATCGAAAAGCTCCATCAGGTTTGAGTGCTGCTCGCGAAGATAACGGATGGTTATCTCGCGAGCCTGGGCGTTATTGAGGGTAAGGTTCATTGGCATCTCTGAATCCGTTCATTTCGGTGTCGGCGTCCCAATAGCCGGCAAACCATTCAGTGCGCTGGCGCAGCTCGAAGGCTTTGCCGTAGGGGCACCGGTGTGCGGGGTCGCCCCACTGGTACGCAGAATAGCCCTGTTGATAGGCCTTGGGCATCCGTTCGAGGTTCATTGCCCGTCCTCCAAAGCATCGGCGGGGTTTGCCATTTGCTCTTGCAAGTAGCGGAGGAGCCGCGCGTGTTCGTTGGCGTGTTCTTCGGTCATGAACAGGCCGCAGTCGGTCTGGTCTACCCAGAGCCGCCAAACGCGGCCATAGGGCCGTGTTTCGTGGACCACGGCCCAGGTCATTGGATCAAGCTTCTTATCACCCATGCTGAGTCTCCTTTGCAGCAGCCCAGCAACGGTATGGGATTTCTTATATGGGGTCAATAGCTTTTGCCCCATAATTAAAAGAGGTAAGCTTGTCAAAAGTTTTTTGGGAGCACTGCCCGTGAGCTTTCTCACCCCCGCTCAGATGCAAGCGCTTAATCAGCAGGCCGTGATCGGTGACCCGCGGGCCGCGAACCCTTTGGTGGGCGGCATTCTGGGTGCTTCGAGCAGCCCCTTTGCCAAGTCGCTTCGGGACAGAAGCGCGCTGGCCGCTGCGATAGCCCAGGCTGAAGCTTCGGGTCAGCTTACGGAAATGACTCAGATTCCTGTGGCTCAGAATCCGCGAATCATGACCCAGGGCCCGGAAAGCCTTCAGGCCATGATGGCTCAGATGCGGGCGCGCAATGCTCAGTTTGGTTCTGGGCCCGTTGCGCAGGCTCCGCAACTGCCCGAGCTTCCGTCGGAGCTGCAAGCGATCAGCCAATTTGACGACATGAACAGTCGGGATCGGATCAACGCTTTCTATACCGATCCTGAAGGGTATTACGCGCGAAGATCGCAACAGAGCAACCCGACGGGTGCGCCTCAGCCCGTGCCGCAACCGATTCAGCAAATGCAGCCGATTTCGGCGCCGCAAAGCCTTGGGGGTCAGATGGGTGGGGGCATGACCGGCCCGCAGTTTCCTGGGCAAGGCGGTGGTCAGGGTGGGATTGGAAGTTTGCTCCAGCCGATCCAGGCTCGGATGATCCAGCAGTTTAACCAGCAGAAGGTGGTGCCGCTTCTGAACACCTTCGAGCGCAATGCTCAAGCGACGATCACCGGTGGTCAGGGGATGCAGCAGGGCTACGGCGGGGGGATGCCGCAACAAAGAATGACCACCATGGGCCCAGAAAGCTTTGGCCGCGTAGGCATCATGGACAACAACCCCTTCGGTGCTACCTAACCTTTGAGTCCGTGCTGCCGCTCATAGGCTTGAAGGTTGGCGGTCGCCGCGTCCAAGTCCCTTCTGTACGGCTCCAGGGATTTGCCCCACTTCTGAAGCATTCTCACATACGCAGCGTTGCGCAGGTTGAATAGCCGCCCCCACTCGCGACGCACTTCCGGGCTGCATTTTCCCATGCTCCCTCCTAATGCACGGTTGCTTCTCGAAAAACGAACTGACCTCCTTCTTCCCCGAGCTGGGCTTTGAGCGCGGCACTGTTGATGCACTCGGTCATCAGCTCGGCGGCGACGTCGATGTTCTCTGAACACTCGAAGAGCCGATAGGCGAGCATCGTGAGCGCACCGGCGAAGGCGCTTTCTGGCGCAAAGCCCGCGTCGCTCATGCGGTCAATCAGCCGATCCATCATCTGGGTGGCTTCAAGAAACTCGCGCTGGTGCTCGCTCATAGTCGGTCCCCAACTGTTGATGCACTCTGCGGAAGGCTTTAACGACGAGCATCATCTTTAGCCACTCCTCATCATTTGCTTCCCGCTCCGCCAAATCTAGCACCTCGTCCATGAAGTCTTGAAGCACTTCGAGGGCCATGTCTAATTCCATCTGTATAACTTTTGTCGAATTTTCGTTCATCTTGTCAGGACCAAAATCATCTTGTAAAAATTTTCCTGTATTTAAGTACGGGCCATGACCGACAGCGAGGGGACTGCCGGTGGAGACTTTTGTTTGCAATCGCTGCCAAAAATCGCTGCCGAAGGACCGCTATCGCATGGTCCGCGACAAGCGCAAGAACGCAACCTACCGAACAAGGACTTGCAAGACCTGCTCCCGGGCCAAGGACCGTGACACGCTTTACGCGCAGCCTGATCCCCGCCGCTACCTCGCTCGAAACTGGAACGCGCTCTGCCGCCAGCGGCGCAACAAAGGCATTCACGTGTGCCCAGAGCTTTTCGGCATTCAGGGCGTCGATTACTTGATGGAGCTTTGGGAGCACCAGGGTGGCCGCTGCGCCCTAACCGGCGTCGCCATGACCTGGGTGTCCATGCCGATAGAGCAGGTGCGCGCGGGCCATGGGCTGGGCACTTCGATCAGCGTTGATCGCATTGAGAACGACAAGCGTGTTGGCTATCGGAAGGGCAACCTGCGGCTGGTGTGCTCGCAGATCAACCACATGCGCAGTGCGCTCCCGACGGAGGACTTTTTGCACTGGTGTGAGCTGGTGGTCCGGCGAACGGGGCCCGTGGCTCCTGACTTCTCTTTGGCAGACGCAAAAACTGTGAGGCAAGACTTGGCTAATCATCCCGAGCGACAAGCCAGTAAGAAAGAATCCAGAAAGGCAGCGCCAGCAAAATCCCCGGCGAGGCGATCAAAAGCCCGGCCAAGAACGAAAGCCCCGCAACGACAAGAACCCAGTTCGACTCAGGATTGATCTTCATCTTTGGGCTTGATGGGGACCGTGCCCAGGGTGGGAGGTTCATCCAGAAGGCTCCTTACAATGCGCCGTGCGCGGCGGATCAAGGCAAAGTCTTGGCTGATGATGACGAGCGTGGCGCTGAAATCGCCGTCGTCGTCTGGCTCGGTATCTTCTTGCCATTCAATGCGCTGCATGGGTGAGCCCTCGCTGTCCCCCTTCAGGCCTACCATAGTAAAAACCCCCGGAGGTGGAAAGTCCTCCGGGGGCTACGGGGTCCGGCTAGGCTGGGTGAGACCTGACCGGTTTCTGCTGCAAGACCCGGGGGACGGGTCAAGTGCAACAATACGCGATTTTGTGAGACTGTCAAGCTTTATGCCGCCTTTTTCTTGGCGTAGTACGCCTTGCTGTAGGCGCGCTGCTTGTCCTTGTTCCGGGTCTGCCAGTCCTTGGTCGCGCAGAGCTTGGAGCAGTAGCGGCGCTGCTTGCCTTTCAGGCGCTTGTCGCAGTGGACGCAGGAGGGCTTCTGAGCGGCTTTCGCCTTTGCCTTGGCCCGTGGGCCGCGGACCGTGGCTTTCGGCTTCTGAGGCGCTTCCTGGGCTTCCTCATCGGCCATCTCGGTCTTAGCTTGTTCAACGAGGAGCCGGGTGCGCGCTGCGACGAGGAGGAGCGTGTCTCGGGAGACGTCGCCGGTTTTGAAAAACTCTTGGCTCAGCTCAAAGCATTCGTTGAGCAGTTCCGCGAGGAAGTTGTTTTCTTTGTTCATAAGATTTATCCCATGCAGCAGTGGTGAAAAAAACGTAAGGCGTTTCGGCCCTATTCTCCGGGGTTGAAGGGTTTGCGAGAGCGATAGCTCTTGTAGACGTCGAACATGAGGCGCAGTTGGCCGCTGATCGTGCGTCCTTCGCTCTTGCTGATGGCTCTGATCTCGTCGTAGACCTCACGGGGGACAAGAACCGATTTCCAGCGGGTGGTGTCCATAGTGGCTCCTAACAATTCTGCTGCGATTGTCTAGGAATGTATGCGCTAAGTCAAGTTAAAAAAGCCCCGCCAGGAGGGGGAGAGAGGAGAACCCCCTGGCGAGGCAACGGTTTGAGACCGGCAGCACGGAGAAACTACACGGCCTCACCCCAACTGGGTCCGATTTCTATATCACACTTTGACGGCACTTCCAAAGGCACTGCCGTTTCCATGACCTGGGCGATCTCTTCCGCCTCGGGTCGGCCACTGACTGACATGGCCAGCTCGTCGTGGACTTGGAGCATGGGGAGCTTGCCCGCTTTGTAGAGGTTCACCATGGCCTGCTTGGTCATATCCGCCGCAGAGGCCTGGATCAGGCGGTTCAGGGCCTTGTAGGTGTAGGCCCGCTTGAGCCGGGTCGT